CGCTACCTGTTACCTTTGGGTTTGGCTTATAGAACTGTATCATATCAAAGAGTCAATTTTTACATAGCCTTGCAGCCATGTCAAGCAGTTTTATCTGATTTTAGGTCAGAAAGTTTTGTATAAATCTTATTTGTTTGGACAGCTATCAAGTCCGCAAAGACCGCTTCGTCAACTTTAGTTCCTTTAACGATAACGATATTCTTTTCTTTGGGTAAGCCGTCGTTCATATTTTTACATTGCTCTAATTTATCTTTAAAGATGAGAGCTTTCATAAAGCCTGTTTCGTCAGAAATAAGCATCCGACAGTATTTATTGCCGTTCTTCGAGCTTCCGGAGTAGGGCTTCTCTTCAACTATACCTATAAACTCTACTCTTCTGCCTTTATTGGATTCTTCTATCTCTTTAATGCTAGTTAATCCCGGCCTTTTATCCTTAAAGATGTCTCTCAGCTCTCTGCCGTGGGTATATCCTAATAAATGTTTTTCGTAATACCAGTTAGCAAAGCTTTCTGATTTTCTATTTTGGCTATAAATGTCTTTATAAGGGGCGCACTTCTTTTTGATTGTTTGTATTCTGGATTCCCTAATTAAAGGCTTGCCCTTGTCGTCCTTTTTCTCGCTCAAGGCTTTTACTAGAGCTACTAGATCGTAGTCAGAGCCTTCGCTATACTTCATGCACAGCAATTTCTCTTTCTCAGTAAGTATATTCCATAACTGAGCTTCGTATACAACCTTAGTTCTGCTCTGCTTGAACCCCTCTAGTGCTCCGGCTTGTATCAAGGCACATAGAGTCCCTATGTTCAAAAGAGCTTCTTTGGCTGACTGAAATATTTCGTATTTGTTTGCGTACTCGTTTTTAAAGTTATTCAGTCGGTCGATAGATTTATCGGATATACCTCTAATGGACAATAAGCCAAATCTGATATTATCGCCTTCGATACTAAAGTCTAATTGAGACTTAGTTATATGTGGGGCAAGCAACTTAATATTAAAGTAGCTTAGCTCTTTTTCTATTTTAGATATTTCTTTGATTGGGTCTGGCTCGTGACGAGTCATCTTCAATAAAGACAAGAAAAACTCCTTCGGGTGTTTGAACTTGAGGTAAATGGTAGCAGCAGCTAGAGAAGCGTAAGCAATAGAGTGCGACTTATTAAAAGAGTAGTTAGCCGAATCTTCTAAAACACTCCAGAGCACGTCGCTGACTTCGGGCGCTAAATTGTTTTCTTTAACTTTAGCTACGATTTTCTTCTTCCACTTTTTGACTTCTGCTACTTTCTTTTTACCTACGATACGACGCAAGATTTCCGCTTCATCAAGTGTGAAGCCGATCTTGTGCGCCATTTGCATCATCTGTTCTTGATATAAACAAACACCGCCAGTAGTAGAAAGGATATCATCAAAAACGGGATGGATAGCTTCATAAACATCATTGTTAGAAAAGTTTGAGTATTGATCTACGAACGACAAAGCCCCCGGCCTACCTAGGGCGAGTACAGCGCTGAGTTGTTCTAAATTTTTTGGTTTTACTTTTTGACAGACTCTATAGTTTGTGTCCGCCTCAATTTGAAATAGTCCATGAGGAGTTTTAAGGTCTTGCAGCTTTTGGTATATAAATACATCCTCTAGGTCTATGTCGGTTACTTTTATGCCTATCTCTTTGCAGGCTTGGTCTACGACCGAAACACTTCTAAGTCCAAGTATGTCGAGCTTCACATTATACAAGGATACCCAGTTCATATCGTAAGACGATACTATGTCCTTATCTGAAGTAAGCTCTGTTGGGCAAGAGTTCTCTATGTCGTCGTATGATAATAAAATGCCAGACGGGTGAGAGCCTTTGTTCTTGATTAAGTTTCTAAGGCGTAAGGCTATATTATAAGTCTCAAGATTGTCTGCGCACCAAGAGTCAAATGGCTCTGATTCTTCTCTGGCCTCTTCAATGTCTTTAACTTTGCCAAAAACTTTAGGTATGTGTGACGAAACGACATTCATCTCCGTTTCATCTTTTTCAGCTACTATCTTGCCACACTCTTTCATAAGCAGTTTGCCACTCAATGTGTTAAGAGTTAAGATTTTGCCAGTCTTGCCTTTGAACTTGGTCTCAAGAAATTCTAGGACTTTACCTCTATTGTAGTAGCATACGTCGATATCAACATCGCACATCAGCTCTCCGTCAAGGTAAGTGATACCGTCTACTATTTTCTTTTTCGCCCTAGTCTTAGAAATAAATCTCTCAAAGAACAATCCATATTTAATTGGGTCGACATCAGTAACTCCAATTAAGTACAAGACTAAGCTGCCAGCAGCAGAACCTCTTCCTAGCCCAACTGGTATATCTTCTTTACGGCAGTAGTTAAGTACATCCCAAACAAGCAATATATAATCAACAAAGCCTAAATCTTTTAATGTCTCTAATTCGTATTTAGTCCTGTCTGCATACTCTTCAGCTTTAGAGGGGTCTAACTGAGAAAGCTTCATCCTTCTCTCGTAACCTTCATAACAAATAGAAGTCAAAAAGGTTAGGTTATCTACGTTAGCTTTGTTTTCTTCTACCGAGAACTCGGGGAGCCTTACCCCGTGCATATCTATTTTTATTGGCCTAAAATCTTTTACGAAAGTTTCACTCATTCCTTTTACCTTCTTTTAAACCTATCCTGTCTAATACGTTTTTAAGTGACTCTACTGAGTCGTTATCGGAGAGGCGATAGAATACATTCGATTTATCACAAGAATTATCTTCTGATTTTTTTATAGATACTATGAAGTAATCGTAGCCACCGTTTTCTAGTTTATCTTTTAAGTCGTAAACAAAATCAAGAGACATTATATTTCAATCCTCCATTTTAACTTATCCCAAACTTTTATGTTTAACTCTAAATCAACTAATGCGTCGTGCAGTTTGTCGTAGTTGTGCTCTATATCATTCTCTTTGCCTAGGGCAGCTAGGTTAGCTCTAACGCCTTTTTTGAATGTGTGACACATTTTATACTGATATTCAATAAGAGAGCATTCTTCCTTCTTGTATGGTATGCCGAATTTAATACCTTTAGCTAAAGATAGAGTGTCAATTATTTTGTCTACTAAATGTTTATAACATCTCCCCATTTTATTATAATAGCTTTTTAACAAGTATAGGTCAAAGCCAAGTAAGTTGTGGCCAGCTACAAAATCGCATGAGTCAAGCTGCTCTGAAATAATACTAAATGCTTGTGCGTGGTCTATAGCTTTTCGTTCGTGATCTTTTTTATTGAACCTAGTTATCCTTGCGGCTTCCTCTCCGATCTCTAGATTCGTGTCCCACTTTATATTTATATCCCAGCTTTTTATTATCTTGTTGCCCTTGTATCTTATCATAGCTATTTGCCAAGGCAGGTTGTGACATTCATTCAGGCAGAGATTGAAGGTCTCGCAATCTATAAATAGAAATTCCTTATCTTTATTGTATCTTAAAAGTTCTTCGTGCATGTAGAAAAGTTTTTATCCGCATCTTAGCTCTTTTGGCAGTAGTTTACTATTACCATTAGTTTGTCCATCAAAAAAATTACTAGGCAGCTCAACAAAATCTTTTTTATTAGGCATCCAAACTGCATAAATATTTGGTTTTTTTAAAACTTTTATTTTATAAGGATTACTTGGAGAGTTTCTTCTAATAATGTTGGCATTAATCGCCCAAGAGTTTGGTCTGTTCTTGTCCTTTAGTCCAGCTAATTTGACGTTTACTGTTTTGAACTTTCCATCTTTTTCTATAACTAAGTCATAATGAAGAGCTAAGTTGTTAGGTTTGGATACATTGTACCCTTTAGCCATATAATAAGCCTCTGCTAACGGTTCAGCCGAGCGAGCATCTATATTTTTAAGCTGGTCTATCATGTTAGCTCTCTAATAGGAATGTTGTAACAATCCGCTCTGAAGTAAAAATTTTTGCTTCGAGGGGACTCGGGGTCTAAATCGCCCTCCTTATAGAACTTTGCCCTTTCGTAGAAATCCTGCTTGCTAATTTTTCCTAGATACCAAGCATAGCTATAATCATTCAAGACGCTTATAAAGGCATATTCGTCGCATTTTTGTTTCGTGTTAAAGTCTGCAACAGTGCAGTTGTAATTTAATCTAGGCTCTACGGTTCTTTCTTTGGTTTTAACATCGACCGTAAATTTACCAGAACAGGGGTTATGATAGACTAAGTCGTAGTCGTAGGTGTCCTCTATCTCTCCACCTAGAACAGCCTTCGCAACTTCTTCGCCTATATACGCAACTAGAGAACCTTCTCCTTTGCGTATAGAGTTATTTAAAAGCGGTAGCTTGGCGGCTCTGGCTTTAGCTCTGTCTAGAGCGGTGTCAGTTATTTTGAATTTTCTCATCTAGGCTTTCTACGCTAAATTCGTCAGAGCACATATGGTCTAAATTTGGTTTACTCAAAGTTGTCCTCTTGCTAATGCATCTAAAGGTAAGATACGTCTTAAAGTCGGCTTTATTCTTATAGTAAATGCTTTTTGTTTTTACTACCTCGCCTCTGCCCTTTGCGAAATCTTTAACTTTTGATTCAAGTATATGATCGAAGGGTAGGTTATTGTCCTCGACAAAAAATGTAAGAGGTATTGAGTTAGTGTCAGGGACACATAAGGATGTAGTCAAGTTATTATAATATAAAAACGAATCATAAAATGGAACACATAGCTTTAAGTGCTTCTTATCCCATAGTGATTTGATTGTATTATAGTCTAGTCTAGGCTCATAGTAAAAACCTTCTTTAGCCGCTATGCTGTAGAGTTTTATTAAAAGTCTATATCCGTGAGTATTTCTGGCAAATATTACAAACTTACAAGCTTTAGTTAAAGATTCTGGAGTCTTGTCTGAAATATCATTGCATACAGTAATTCTGAGTCCATAATGCAAGCCTATCTTAGAAGACTTTAGGTTTGAGTAGGCTTCAAGGAAGCCGCTCATACCGTCTTCGACCGAAAATACTCTTTCCATACCCCTAGACTTAGCAATGTCGACAATAGAGTCTGGCTCATTGTCTTTAGATGCGTCCTCAGCCTTGTATGTTAGCACAGACTTGCCGATGCTGTAGTGAGATTTGAATAGCGGAACCAAATCCATATGAATACCCTAACCCAGCCTTGCTTGATAGTCAAGACTTAAAAGTCGAAAAAGTCTTTTATTTCTTCTTGCTGTTTTTGAGTGGGCCAAGCTGGGCAACCTTCGTACTTTAATTTCTCTAAAGTCTCATCTTCTTTAGGTGTCAAATCATTCTTAAATGATGATCTAACCACTTTTCCGTCTTTGTTTTTTATTGCGTAGTAGTCAAACGGGTCAATGTATGGGCATCTCCAAGTCCTGCCAGCTTTACATAACCACTGATAGCCATCTTTATCTTTTGCGTAATTACTTTTAGCATCTTCTTCTGTGAAGTTGTTTATCATTTCGTAAACATGAGCTAAATAATGCTCCAAGCCAGTAAGCTCTTCATCCGTAAACTCTAGCTCTTGAGATGGGGACTTGGGAAAACGTAAAAACAAAAACTCTACTTTAGGTTTATACTCTGGCCAAAATTTTCTAGAAGCCAACGAATAAATCATTGCTTGTAAATTTCCGTCCAATTCACTTTTTGAGAATTTCTTTTTACTGGATTTGTAGTCGACTATCTTGATACTGCCGTCTTCATATCTAATAGGTTTATCGATGAATCCTCTTACTTTGTACCTAGGGTTTTCGTTGTCGATAAGGAATTCGTATTCTGGTTCGATAACTTTGCCGCCTTTACCAAAGAAGTCATACTTTAGGCCAACCACGATCATTTTGTTTATCAAGTCGTAGTTATCTTGATTAGTCATTGGTAGGTCGTACTTTTCTTCAAATTGCTTACATAGCTTTTTAACTAAGGTATCGACCGCTAAGCTGGCTGATATCTCAAATTTGCTATCTATTGCTTTGAAATGCTTTAAGTGCCTAGGCTTTAGGAGAAGTTCGAATACCAGATGGACTATAGTCCCCCTTAGAGCGCCCTCATTTTGCTTCTGAGGCAGTTTTAAATGGTAGTTGCACCAATACGTCCAACTACATGTTTCGAGCGTCTTAGCTCTTGAGGCTGAAATTATTTTATCTTCGCTTGCCATTCTCTTATTTCCGATGAGTTCATCTCTCCAAAATCGTTTTTGGAGGGCAGGTGAGTTTGTATTTGATTTAAATCAAAGTGATTAGATAGCCTTTTATGGGCTTTGCTAGATGCTAGATTACCAGCAGAGTTTTTATTATCGTCATTATTTAGCGATATTACTATTTTATTTGGGTCTAACCTAATAAGTAGACTCATCAAGTTGGAATTTAAATCTAAACCAAATGTCACTACAGTATTTCTTACACCGGCATCCCAAAGAGAAAGCATATCCCCGATGCTTTCTATTAAGATAACTTGCTTTTGATCTCTTAAAATTTTATGATTAACGGATAGTGGATACCTCCATTTCGATTTGTCTCCTATGTGTTTCCACTTTGGTCTCCAGTTATTCTCTCTATCGACTAAATCTCTACCAGTGAAGCCGATAATTTCTTTCGTGTAGTTGAATACGGGAAACACATATCTACCATTCATAGCTCCTTGAGAGGAAACGCCGCCGCCGAACAGTTTTATAGTTTCTTCTGACACACCTCTCCTAAGCCAATAAGAGTGATCTTTGGTTAGGTTAAGAAGTAGTTTTTCTGAGTATTTTTTAGAGGATCTTATTAAGGGTTTTTGTTTTATTATTTCTACTGAGCTAGAAGTGTATTTGTTTGATATCCATTTCGTAGCGTCAGCAAGGGTTTTTAAGCCCATGGATATTTTAACAAGCTCATTGAAAGACCCTTTTATGTTTTGCCCGTAATCTACAAAAAAGCCAGTAGATTTATCTATTGACAAAGATGTATTATTAGAGGACTCTCTGTATATTGGCCTAGTTCTATAATCCCTAGACGTTTCAGAGATATTGGAGTAACCCATTTCTATCAGCGCCTCTTTATAGTTCACAGTAGTTCTCCGTCGTTTTGTCTTTGGTCGTTAAGTTCGTATTGTTCACTTGCTGCTTCTACTACGTCAACCAGTGATCCGTGCTCTAATATAGAAAAGTTATTAACTGAAAAATTTAAATAATTATTTACATATTTTTCCGAACCGTCTTCAAAAGTCCTCTTAACTAAATCATGGTGACCTGCCGCATCCTTGCCTTGGAATCTAGTCTTTAAAGGTATGAGTTTATGCGAGCCAAATCTTTCACCATCCAAAGCCATCTCATCAATAGTCTTTCTCCTAAATATAGCTACGAATGCAGCAAACCATTGAAGTCGATCAGAAAGTGCAATAGCGGAACTGTCGTCTGTAATATCTGAGCCTCTTCTATTATGAGTTTCTCCAGACCTGTTCATTTGCATAGCTGTAATTATAGGGGCGTTAACTTCTTCTGCTAGTTTCTTAAGTTTGTCTATCTTCTCGCCAATGGCTTGGTGCTCTGCCCAGTTCCTGTCAACCTTTTCTCCGGTTAGCTTAACATAGTCATAAGCTATGATACATCTATTGCCTCGACCGACTTTGGAGTAATACCATCTTCTAACTATAGAACATATTTGATCTATGTTTTTATTCCCGACATGATAATGCATATAGTTATAGTCCTTCATTTTATCTAAGGCTTCTCTAACTTTGTCTACCATGTCTTTGTTTTTTCTCCAGTTACCAGTTTCTATATACCACATGGGAACTCCAGATATCGAAGATGCCATTCTAAACTGCATCTCTTCCCTGCTCATTTCGGTATCTAGAATTAAAGCGGGTATATCATGTTTGAGGGCGGTCTTAAAGCATATGTCATTTATCCAAGTCGTTTTACCTTGTGCTGGTCTAGATACGATAGCATAAATATTGCCCTCTCTAAGTCCGCCGTACATCCTGTTGAACTCTGGATAAGTGGTAGAGATGCCACTTTCACTGTCTGGCTCATTACCTCTTGCTTCTACTAAGTCATCTATGCCATCAAATAAATTTTCCGGTCGGTCATTAAGTTCGTAGGAAGATATCTTTTCTCCGTATATCCTGTCGGACTCCGATATTATGGAGTCTATATCTTCGTTGGAGCTTGTTGCAGCAAACCTCTTTAGTTTCTCTGAGGTTCCTTCTATTTCTCTAAGTATCCTTAGCTTAACCAGCTCTTTAGCAGATTCGATTATTCCCTGCTTATTTATCTGCGTGTGAGATATGCTTTCGATATAGTCAAAAACATTTATGTCATCTTTAAATGATACGCCTAGGTTTTTGATTTTTTGAGATAGTAGGACTACATCTATCTTTTCTTTTCCTAGTACGCTATCTCTTATTACGCAGAATATTGTTTGGTGAATAGAATTGTAAAAATCATTTTCATTTACAAATTGGTCTACGTCAGGAAATACGTAAGGGTGTTTTATTAAGCCGCCTAGAAGGTGCTTTTCTACTTGCAGTGAATATATTGCCATTTACTCTTTTATGTCGTCTTCTTCGTCTGGATCTATCTTTTCAGTTATCGATGCTATTAAATTGTCTACAGAAACCTGCTCTATTGCTTCCGACCAGTTCTTGATATAAGAGGCTAATGCTAGTGCATATAAGTTAGTATCAAAATGAGAGTAACACGATACCGAGCCTTCTCCGTCACTTGTGAAAAGTACAAACCCCCCGCTAGAGTGCTCGTTGAGTTGAGTTATTATTGATTTAGGGAGTTTGTTCGACATATACAAAAATTACACTAATGTTATACCGTACTTATCCAAAAAGAACTGCTCATCTAAAGTTGGGACTTCGTCTTGCATTATCTCTACAACTGTAAAATCGTTTTTTTCAAGCCACTGACTCTTTTTTACGTCTCTTTTTATAGATTGTAAATATTTAAGTCTAGAATTAGAATGAAAGTGTTTATTGAATTGTTCATGTTGTTTGCCCTGAACTTCTATTGCTATTTTGTTACTGGCGTTTAGCAAGTCAACTTTTAGCCTAGTGCCGTATACTGGGAACTCTTCGTAGACTATATGATTCTCCCAATACTGCCTTAGAAAAGTTTTTACTTTAAACTGTATCTTCGATCGACAAGAGGCTTCCCAGTCGACTCTGTACTTTTCTACGTTCTTGTACTGGAGTCGGCCATATATATTTAGTAGCCTCATATAAGCGACCTAAACTTCTTCTCAAAGAATTCGGTTAGTTTGGGGTCTTGCTCGAACAGCTCAACGACTTTCTTTTCGCCTTGTATTTTTTGAGGTATCTCTATCTTTTTAGATTTTAACTCCTCAATTACGTCATCTGAAAACTCATGCCAGCCAGCACCTTTTACAGATAGGAATTCCCAAGCTATCGCTAGGTCGTAAACTTCCCTTTCCTTCCAAATATGCGCTCCGTTGACTTTGTCGTATTTAATTGGGATAGCTACCTCTTGGCCGGTTTTTTCGTTACGAGTCTTAGTGAAACGCATAACGCAATAATGACCTATCTTTTTGCCTTTTTCTTTTATTGTGCCTGCCGATGGGTTCTCCCAGATATAGAGGTCTGTCCAAAGCCTTTGTATTTCCGCTATCGTAGAACTGTAATACCCCAAGGCTTTACCTCCGGATTGAGTGTTGCCCGCTATGCCTGTTTGGGTGTTCATTTTAGTTCTATTTTGGGATAAGATAATCAAGCTATGGCCAAATCTAGATATTGGTAAGCTGAGAGCTTTACCTGCTACCGAGAATACAGATGCTCCACCAGCTATCTTTTGAGGCCCATTGAATCCTTTTTTAGATAAACTGTCTTCGTCGTCTTTACGGATGAGAGCGTCACTAGAATCCATTATAAAAAGATATTTCTTTTCGTCTTTATTATTAGTGCATAGTTCTCTAATTAACCCTAACGCTCCTTCTAGGTAATTGCTATCAAAGCAAAACCATCTCTTTTCAGAGGTGTCCACCCCTATCCTGTCAAGCATTTCTGGAGTGACTCTTCCTTCTGCATTTATGTAAACGACAAAAGAATTTTCGACCGTAGTTTGAAATATTTTAGCAAGATTGATAGCAAAGCTAGTTTTGCCAGACTCAAATTCTCCAGATATTCTAAATATGCCGGGTCTGTTGCCTCCGTCCATAAACATATCAAGGCTTATACTCCCCGTCCCACTTGTCCAATCATGCCTCTCTCCCTTATTGTAATGAAGGTCTTTTAACTTACCCTTCTCCAGTAGTTCTTTTATTTGCTTATCCATTTCTCAAAAAATCTAATAAGTTTCGCGGCTTTCTTTTTACTTGTTTATCCTCGCCCTGCTTCTCTTCTTCAATCTCTATCTTGTCATTCTTTTTGATAGAGAACTCTTTAACTGATTTTAATTCTTTTAAATATTTGATTTTGTCTGGCTTTAAATAGTGAACGAGCGTATATACTTTGTATTCACTTTCGTTTCTAACTATCCACTTCCAGAAAGAGGGGTCAGGGAACAGCGCGTAAAGCTTTTTAGCCTGCTTTAGCTGATGAATGTAAGTTACTTTTTGTGGGTCTACGCAGAAGTTTGCGATAATAAACTTACATGTTTCATGCTCGATATTGCCACTCAAGAAATCATTGTTACATAACCTTGCTAGCTAGTCAAGAAGTTTTATGTCATTGTCGACCATTCTGCTTACTAACTGAGCAAAGGATATCTCAGGGCTCCACCCGAGTTCTTCTCTTGCTGGTGTTGAATCTCCATAGAGTAGGTTTATTTCTGCCGGTCGATAGAATTCTTGACTGATTTCGGCTAAAGTAGTGTTTTCTTGGAATAGTCTAAATTTCTCGTCCATACCTTCTCCGCTCCAAAGGCCCGGTATTGAGGCTGCGTTAAAGGCTCTCTCCACAAACTCTTTTACTGAATAAGTTTCATTGCTTGATAGAATATATTCTTTAGGCTCTTCTTGGTTCAGCATAAGCCATACTCCCTTTACAAAGTCTTCTGAATCAGACCAATCTCTTTTAGAGTGTATATTTCCCAGTTGGAGAGGCTCGAACGGCAACTTGTTATCGAGAGCGCGTTTTATTTGTGCTACTTTTTTTGTAATTTTCCTAGTAACAAACTCTTCCCCTCTCTTTTTGCCTTCATGGTTAAATAAGATACTATGAATCGCGAATAAGTCATAAGATTCTCTGTATACTTTTACTATGTGCCGTGCCGCGGCCTTGGATGCTCCATAAGGGCTACGCGGCTTTATAGGGTGCTTTAAGTCTTGCGGGCTATAGTCTACGTCTCCTAGCTCCTCAGAGCTTCCTGCGCTATAAAAACGGCAACTGCGTTTATGCTTTTTAATAGCTTCTAAACATCTAATTACCCCTAATGTATTTACGTCAAATACTTGCAAGGGCATATCCCAGCTGCATCCTACGAAAGAGTTAGCGCCAAAATTAATAAAATAATCAGGCATAATATCTGAGAATACCTTATCTATAGATATTCCATCGCTTAAGTCTCCGTCTACAAGCTCAAATCTTCCATAGTCTTCAAAATCTTTTATATTGAAATAGTTAGGTGACCCAGACCGACGAATCATTCCGTAAACATGTATGTCGTCCAGACTGAGAAGATACTCGGCCATATTTGCTCCGTCTTGCCCTAGGATTCCTGTTATTAGTACTTTTTTCATTTTTGTTCGCTATAGCCTATTTCTAAAAGATGGTTTTCTAGCCACTCTATTACATCCCCGCTGGGTTTCCATCCTAAAAGTTTTTTAGCTTTTGAATTATCAGCTAGAGTTACTTTCGGCTCTATCCTTGGCTCTAGGTAATCTATAGTTTTTCTAAAAGGCTCTGCTATTTGATTTATGCTTCTATTATCGCCGTTGCCTATATTAAATGCTTCTCCTGATATTCCTTCTGCGGTTGAGGCTAGAATATTAGCCTGTACAACATCCTGTACATATGTGAAGTCTCTTCTTTGCTCGCCGTCTCCGTATATAGTAAGGTTTTTGCCCTCTCTTGTTTGCTGAATGAACTTACCCATAACTAAGCAATAAGCTCCTTCAGTTGGAGCTCCTTCTCCGTAAACATTAAAATATCTTAAACTAACAGTTTCTAACCCATGAATAGTAGAATATAATTCGCAATATTGTTCTCCTATGAGTTTCTGCAAGCCATATGGGCTCAAAGGTTTTTTAGGCGCTGTTTCGGGAGTGGGGAAAGTTTCAGTATCTCCATATATAGAAGAAGATGAGCTAAATACAAACCTTCTGACATTTTGGTGTCTGCACATTTCTAAAAGTGCTAAAGTTCCTTCTACGTTAGTTTGATTAAATTTTACAGGATATTCGATCGAAGGCTGTACTCTAGCTTTAGCTGCAAGATGAAAGACTGTGTCTACTCCATCCATAGCTTCCATTATTTTATGGTTAAAGTTCCCTCCCGCTATATTGCCGTAAACAAACTCGTATTCAAATTTAGGAGGAAAGTCTCCTTCTAGGTCTACTACTACAACTTCGTGCCCTTCGCTAACTAGCTTAGCTACTAAGTGCCTACCTATAAATCCATGCCCGCCTGTTACTAGATATTTCATAATTCTCTTAAAGTCTTGTTTCTTTCCCAAGCTGCTTGCATTACCATCGGGTCTATATCGTTTCTCTTGTATAGCTCTATAAGGGCGTTTATATCTTTCGGAAAACATTTCCCGCCGAACCCAAGTTTTCCATCTGGCCCGGGAACATCTATATGAGAGTCTCCTATTCTTGAGTCACTAGTAAAGCCTTCTATCAACTGTTGCCAGTTAGCACCTATTTTATCTGATAGCATTTTAAGCTCATTCATGAAGGAAACTTTAGTTGCGAAAAAAGAATTTAAAGTATATTTTATAAGCTCTGAAGTAACCGTGTCTGTTAAAGTATACTTCATGGAATTAAATCTTGTTTCATACAGTTCTTTTATCTTCTGAGAGCTGGATGGGTTATCTGACCCTATCAGGATCTGAGCAGCATTTATAAAATCCCACTTAGCTCTTCTTTCTGTTAGAAACTCTGGGTTGGAAGAAACTTTTAAATTATATTTTTCACTCATCCTCCTGCATGTTCCGGGGAGAACTGTAGACTTTATGATTACTTCTTGGTCGGAGGATGGGAGGCGTTCAAATATACTCTCTACTATAGATAGATCTGTGGTCCAGTCGTCTTTTGGTGGAGTAGGTACACATATAAATAAGAAGTCAGATTTTATGGTATCTTCAAATGAGTGGGTAGAGCTTTTGGGGTCTTTATCGTATATTTTTACGTTGGCTACCGGCCTAAACCCCCAAGCTGTAGCCGAGCCCACGAAACCTCCTCCTACTATTCCTATTGAAGATTCCATTAAATTAAAAATGTGTTACAAGATTTGGGAATTTGCCTAGACCAAGTCCACCCGTTTTTTTTCATATATTCGTGCTTGCAATATTCTAGTAATTCTTGGTCCATTTCGTGGTATTCTTGTTTGTTTTTATAAAATATACTTTTTGTTTTGCCGCTTACTCTGTCTTCTTTAGACCAATTAGAGGCTAAGCATATATCAGTTATTATTATATCTTTTTGAGCGTTTTTCAAAATTATGTCAAATAGAAGCCTGTGATCCATATGGCCGTATTCTCCGTATGGGTTATGGGTCATTATACGGTCGCAGTCTGATCCGAAGTCTTCTATGGTTTCGATAATATGATCGCAAGCTTTTCTAAGGGGCGCTGTGTTATCTTTTCCACTAATCTCTGACCTTGATCCTAATTGGCGATAAAAGCTAGAAGGATAATCTAGGCATTCGCATTCGACTTCCATTTTTTTGCATATCGTAAATAAAGCTTCTTTCCTGTATTTGCAGAACTCTCTGTCTTTGTTGTAAAAATCGGAGGTGCATATCAAAACTTTTTTCTCTATTTCGGAATTTTGAAAGACAGGCCAACCCCAGATTATTTCATCGTCTGGGTGCGCCATGACTATTAATGTTTTCATTCTATTTTTTTCATCACTTCATTCCAGTCTCCCTTAAATATTATATAAGGAATACCTATACTATTTATTTGTGAAATTACATCCTCATATAAATTAACATAAGAAGGAGAGTACTCTTGCCCTCCTGAAAAGTCGTCTATGAATAAGTCGCAGTTTTTATTTGCAAGGAACCCCGGCTTGTCGTAGGCTCTATTTACTATATTTATTGAATCGTAAGGAATTCCTTCTCTGTCTAGCCAGTCTTTAGTAATGGAGTAGGCGTCGTAAAAATTTCTAGCTGATAAAAAATGTATATCCCAGTTTTCGCTAAGCTTTAAGAGAGATTCTTTAGCGTTGGGAAGCACTTCGTCTTTCATAATTTCTTCCCTTGTAAAAGCTTTTGAATCTATTTGCCCGGGGAATGGGTTAGTATTCCTTTTTATTCTAACCCAGTGATTGTTTATAGTACTGTCTATGTCGCAATATAGTTGTTTTTTCATGATTTTAAATCTTTGCATAATTTGGAGTAGTCTTCGTCTTTTTCGGAGTAAGTGAAAATATGCCAATTATCTCCTCCGTCATATAGTTCATATTTTTCTTGTATCGTCGATCGAATATTTTTCTTAGGTATAGTAATCACTGGGCATACATATTCGCCTATTACATTTTCTCTGCCTATTGAATCGCATATTAAGTTGGAGTTTGTCTCTATCTTAGATTGCAGCTTGTTTGGATCATGTTTTCTAATGCAGTCATACAAATCCTTCCACGCGGCTTCGGACGCAGTGGTCAAGGTTTGGTTCTTGTCCGCTGCTTGAAGATGCATAAATAAATTTAGATAAGAAAAGCTATTGTCTATTTGTATTAAGGATAAGTCTTTAATACATACTATAGATAATCCAGATACGGAGCCTAAAAGCTTATTCGATGAAGTTACGAATATGCTAGCCTCCTTGGGTATGGGCTTAAAAGGGAAGGCGCTTACCGCATCCACTACTAAGCTTCCTTTTTCAAAGAATTTAGAGACCGAGGTCTCAAGCAAGCAAGATATCGATTCTTTTCTAGGCCTGTTTTTCTTATAGAGATCGCACAGTTGTTGCCACCTGCTTTTAAATCTTCCTTCATGGCCTATTGTTTCTAAATCAAAGACAGTAGAACGGATTACGCTTTCTATTCCGACCGTTCCGCTGCCATTTATAAATAAGACGTGATACCCTTTTAAGTTAAAAGCCTCTTTAAATGCTTGGGTTAGGTCCTTGTAAAGAGATTGGAATTCGTCAGACCTGTGAGAGGAGCTTATGTTTTGATTTATTATTCTTTTAGAGTTAGGCCCAAACATCTTTTAAGCTCTTTGAATGCTTTGTCGAAATGGATTTCTTTATCTAGCCAGTCATTATAATACAAAGGAAGTTTTCTTTCTAAACTCTCTTTATTATCTAATAGGTATTGAACCATGTCTTTTTTAGACGGGTGATAGAAAGGGCCGGGGCTGTCTGAGTAGCCGGTCTGGTATCCCGGTTGGACCTCTATAAAGTATATTTTGCCAAAAGGGTCTCTTATTATATCTAATCCAACGTGGTGGTTATTGGTTAGCTTGATAGCTTCGACTATGTCTTTTTCATAAGTAGACATTATTTCGTGGCAAAGCTCATTGTATCTAATAAAGTCTTTAGAAAATTTATTAAAATCATGACTAAAAGTAGAGGTTGTTACATTCCAGTGATCTCCTTGGTTAACTCTTGCGTATCCAGTAATAACTTTTTCTCCAGCCACAATAATTCTGTAGGAGCTATTTCTGCCTCTAGCATCTTTAGTATCTATAAATTCTACGCATATTTTTTTAGTGCCCCTGTTCTTGTCTTTGTTGTTGTTAAAATCTCTTTCTAGTTCTAAGAAACAGCTTTCTAGTTCCTCTTTATTTTTGACCAAATAACTACCGTCGCCTCCAGATAAATTATTTAATCTTATTAAATGAGGGTAATTGTTATTTATTTTTTGTCTAAGGTCGTCTAAGTCCTCGAATTCAAAGTGGTTAGGGCATGAAATGCCATTATCTTCCCATATCTTAAAACAGGCTTCTTTAGCATGACAGTTTAACCAGCCGCTTGGGGGGTTAATATGGTGGTTGTTATTTACTCTGGATTCGAAATTTAAACAAGCCTCTAGCTCTTCTGATGTGGTATCCTCGGTGCTTAGTTTCCAAAATATTACTCCATCTTCTATATTGCTTGATTCTAAGTCAAAAGGATGGAGGTCTTGTATTTTCCCGAAATTGTTTTCAATTCCTTCTTTTTCAAAGACTCTCCATCTTACACCTTGGTTAAGTACTCTGTAAGCTTTGTTCATCTGTAAATTTTTTTAAAGAATAGTAGGCGTTATCAAAATGGTTTTTCTTATCAAGCCACAAATCATAATAATTTGGAATTTGGCTATATAATTCATTTTTATCATTCGCTAACCAGTCTACTAAAAGTTTAGGTTTATAGGGGTTCCAGAATGGGGGTAAGGTGTTATTTTCTCCGTGGTTTCTTCCGGAAAAATAAAACGGCTGCATTTCTAAGAAGTATATATTATTATTTCTGTCGGCTATAATATCTAAGCCTTGGTGGTGCAGACCCAGCTTAATAACACTGTCTATGATTAGTTGTTTATTGTTTTTTATTATCTTATTTACCCTGATATTTTGTTCGACCCAATCTTCCTTCATGGACTCTTCGAACTTTCCGGTTATAGCAAGCCAGCTTTTGCTTAACCGTCCGTATCCAGATATTACTGAATTACCAGCAACATGAATTCTAAAAGATGTATGAAAGTCTTTTACTTTAGTGTCTATGAACTGCACGCATATTTTTTTAGTATTAATTCTTTGTAAGTTTTTGTGGGCCTCTTCTAGGATACGGAACTTTTGATTAAATTCTGTTTCATCATTTATTAAGTACGTATATTCTCCGGTCGCAAAATCATTAAGCCTTATTAGGAAGGGGTAATCTATTCTTTTATTTTCGAAGTCTTCTCGATCTTTATACTCGAAAAATTTCGGAACAGGTATTCCGATTCTTTCCCAAGCTAAGAAACATTCTTCTTTATTGTTAGTATATTTAAAGTGCTTAGTTGGGTTTATTATATGTCCTTTAAATCCTTTTTCAATTTCTAAGGCGTGATTGTAATAATTTTGACTTATTGATTCTGTGTTAAATCTAGTAAATAGGTAATTAGAGCTCTCTATAGGCTCTGGCTTACCGAAGTATTTTTCCAAAGACTCCTGTTCGTAGGGTCTCCAATAAGCATTTCCGTGATAATAATACATTTTTAGTTATATCACGCCTTTCTGAGCTATTAAGGGTTCTTTATCGAATGATTCTTTCCACCAATCATATATATTTTTGTGACCGACATGCAGGGCTAACGGTCTTTCTATGCCTTTGTGTTTTTTGCAGACAAGCCAATTAATTGGAAGCGTGTAGGGTTGGGTTTTAGTTTTCCATATTGCTCTAGCTAAAGAAGCTTGTCCCCTTGATGGGTATTCCAGTTGTTGCGCTAACACCTCCTTTATAAAAGGCTCTGATTTTTTATTGTAAAATATAACGCCCATATTCAAAGATGTCATATATTTTGGCATATCTTTTATAAATGTCTTGTCGTGAAGTTGCACGTCTGCGCCTATGTCGATGTCTCCTATGTCTTGTTCGTAGGTAGAAATAAACATTCTAGGGTTTTGAACCATGCTTACCCCGTAATTTTCTGATATATTAAATCCTTCAAAAAATCCTTTATGGACAACGTATACATCATTATCTATATACAAAGTATTTTCAAAAGGAGATTCGAGTAGAGCTTTTAGTCTCCAAGTGCTGCTGTTTCTATTTTCTTCTCTTGTGGGATATTTAAGCCTTTCAAAAAGCTTAAAAGTTATATTGCTTAAATGTTTAGATATTAAATCTATTTGTTTTTGGCTTTCTAGGTAGACTATGACCGGTATACTCGGAGAAAAGTTTCTGAGTAGCTTTATAGATTGGGATAGGTGGTCAATATCTCTATTACCTACTAACACATAAGTTGCTCCTATATTATCCATTAAATATAATCGCTAGGGTTTATTAAAGAAGCTATTCTTTTTGTTCTATGTTCAAAGGTAGAGTTGTAGCCTGTACCTTCTGCTTTTAAGTGCACAATTTTAGATTGATCCGTTAGATTGTTACTAGAGACGACGTCTTGATCTAAATGTTGAATAGTTAATAGGTCTGATACTTTAGGTATTAGTTCGCATAAAGCGGGAGTCTCTACGTGGTTGTCGTCCATAGTTAACATTTTCTCTATCCACATATTTAAAAAATCTAAGCCTTTATCGTTGTTGTTAACGCAAAAGAAGGAGGCTATGTGAGTCATCATTATTGGGTATCTAAAAACAGCGGGATTTTTCCTTTTGCATACATTTATATCTGCTTCAAAATTTATTTCATCAATAAAATTTTCTTTGAAGAAGCAGTCTATATCTATCATACAGATAGGACTTTCTCCTGCTTCAACTAAAGAGGCTAGGCCTTTTACTTTAGTGGCTACTATTTCTCTCCAGTCTTCAGTATTATGAGAGGTTTTTGCGTGACTTACTTCGCTGTCGATGAACCATATTCGGTCGTAGCTCGAGAGAAACTCTGCTTTAGTCTCTTCTTCTATTCCTGTGTCTATAACATATATCTTTTCTATTTTGTTATAGTCTGAAAGCTTAGAGAGGGAGCTAAAGAATATTCTCCCGTAGGAGCTGTAGTCTTCGTTCATTACGGTTAAGATATTCATATTATTCTCCTAAAAAGTTTTGAGCTTTATCTCCTTCGTCTTGTCCTGTGCTATGTACTCCGTGTACTCCTATGTGGTCAGCGTAGCTGTCTTTAGTGCAAAGCATTTTTAGTTTTTGTTCTTGAGCTATTTTTGTGAACGTCCAATCCCAAGAAGGTTGATTAGATGGTATCTGGTCAAACAGGTCTCTGCTAATAGCTAAAGCGAATCCTCCTAAGGATTGTTTTTCTACAAGGTGTTCGTTGTACTCTTTTATTATTGGATGAGCTGGTGTGTTGAAGGTTGATACTCCTGCTATTTTTTCTTTAATTTCTAAAGTCCTTTTCTTTAGGTTATTGTACCACTCTGGATTGTATATCGCGTCGCTATCGGTTGTGATGACAAAGTTTTCTTCTGTATTTTTAAAAGCTTCTTTTATAGATAAAAGCATATTAGGGTCACAGCCTATATTCTTTTTATTAAATATCAGATTAACTTCTAGATTATCTTTGCTTCCTAAAGACTCTAACAATTTCTTAACTTTAGGATCTTCACTGTTGTCATCAAATAAATATAACTTAGTTGGCTCATCAAAATTAGAGTTGAAAAGTGATTTAATAGATCTTAATAGGTAAGAATACCTATTGTAACATGTCATAGCTATATTCATTATCCAAATTTTCTGGTTATAACCCCCTGTTGTTTCTCTAGGAATTCGTGCTCCTTCTTCACAAAGGCAAAGTCTACTTGTAGATCAAAAAAGCCAGCTTCATATTCTTCCAAACGGTGTCTTTGTACAATTTCTAAAGGTGCATATCCAATATGATCCATATATGAAACATATTCGCTAAATTGAGGCGCGCCTTCGTTGTACTGGCCAGCGAAAGGCATTTCCATAATAATTATCTCATTGTTTTGTAATATTTTTCGCCCGCCTTTTAAAATAGATATCTCTGATCCTTGAGTATCTATTTTGATTAACTCTGGGCCTGAGTCAAAGTAATTTTCAAATTCTGTATCTAAAGTTGTGCTTTGTTTTTTTACGGGGCCAATATTTTTGTAGGCCAGTGTTCTTTCTTTAAATATAGAGTCTCCAGTGTTTCTGCCAGAATACCAATCTCTAACTTGGGGTCTTTCGTCGAGTAGTACGTTTATATAAGAAAAGTTTTCGTTATCGTCGAACCTGCTTAAGTCAGGATACCCTATAGGCTCGACCATGGTCACCTTGCTGGAGGGAAAAACTGAATGAATCCATTCTCCCCAAAATCCACGGTATGCGCCTATGTCTAATATGTTAGTAGGGTTAAAGCCTAAGTTCTTTATTCTTTCTACAAATTCATGCATTAATCTGGAAGTATTTTAATAAGTTGATCGTTCATTCTGGCTATACCTTCTGGTGGGGCAGACCCTTTGAACTTGATTTGTATTTTAGCTTTGTTTTTGTGATGGTTTTCAGAACCTATTCTGGCTCTTATTTTTTTACCGTCTG